ACAGCGGAGACGAAGTTCTACGACATAGCCGACGAAAACGTACAACTTTACCATGATCGTGGTACTGCGTCTGGAGGCACTTCAAGTTTGACTCTTTTGTTCAATCCATGGGCAGATATTATCAAAGGAACTGGACGTTCAGATCGCGTTGGCGATAAAATCACTCCGCGAGGAATGGCACTTAAGATATGGTTAGCTAACAAATCGGATAGGCCTAACGTTATGTATCGTATTATGGTTGTACGTATGCCGAAGGCGGTAACTGGTACTGTTGTAACAGCGGCTAACACAACTCCATTTGAAACAACTACTCCTCTTGGAGCTACTGGAAATGCAATGATTCTTCCACTGGATAAAGATAGAGGAGTACGTGCTCTCTATGATAAGGTCATCAATCTACAGACTGGCTTTTCCGCTATTTCGGCAGGACAGGGTAAGGAATGTCATCGGTACCTTAAACTTTGGATTAGGTCCAAAAATCCTCGTGATATCATTTACGAGAACGGTGGTGCTACAATTGTGAATAATCCTCTGTTGGTTTATGTCATTCCATACGATAGCTATGGCACTCTTGTCACTGACAACATCGCTTCACTTTCGTATTATGCACGTCTTTATTACAAGGACATCTAAAGCTTCACAATGTCATAGCGGTCTTCAGACCACTTCGTCATATTCGGCAAGAAATTAGCAAAGATCACAACATGCTTCTTCGAGAAAACCAAGGTTTCCGAGTCGTACTTCGTCGAAATCAAACGCCGGTTCTTCAATTCCTCCGCCAACTGGTACATCCCGTCCATATGGTCCTCCGCTGTGCGAGGTAAATCGAAAATTATAATGTCCGCCATCCCCTTCGTCAGTAAATAGGCCATATCGGCCTTCTTCCCCGGCCCCACCAGCGTCGCTCGCCCCGACGCCATAAGGTAAGTTGTAAGGAAACTCTTTCCGCTGTTCCCCTTCTGGTCGTAGTACCACATTATCTCCCTGTCCGAAGGCGTTACGGCCAAAGTGACGAGCAAGTCCAGCTGCCACCGCTTCCACGAAACATCTTCGTATTCCTCGAGCAATGAGGCAAGCTCCGTCTTCCTCATTCGCGCCTGTACGCGTTCTTTAATAAACTTGTAGTATTTCAACGCGGCCTCAAAGTGTTCATCACAAATTTCATCATAACTCTTTCCTCCATCTATTGCTTTTTTTAACTCAACCAAATCCATTCGTGCCCCCTTACCGGGCATCGTCTTGCGCTCGCCATATTCCCAGAAGGAGCCGTCTTTGCTGCAGTAAGCATAATTGTCTTCATCTGAGCCACGGCTGGCTTCAAAATGCATACGTCCCCACGGTCCACCCCACTTCTTAATCGTAGTCAAACGAATCTGCTTAGTCAACTGAAAGTACATCTGCAAATGCGGTGTCCCCTTCTCTCCCACCTCATGCCCAGCAATAAAGTACTGAAAAAATTCTCTCGGGTTTTTCAATATTGCCACGTCAGCAGCAGTGTAGTTGTTGAGCGTGGCACAGTAGGATAGCGTGGGCATTTTCGTGCCCACCACTCCAAACCGAATCTTATATAGACTGACCGCATCCCGCCAACAGCGGGGAGAGTCACTGTCTGCAACTAAATTAAAAGGTATATAATGCGGTGGGCCCGAAGGGGCCACGGCCGAGCGGTAGCGAGGCCTGCCTGGGTCCTAACGCCCGCGCACGAATTGTTTTTGAAATGGATCGCCGCCCGCAGGGCCCATAACTGAGCCATAACATGGCTGTATCAAGTGGGGGCTCAGTATTACCCCCCACTTGGATACACTGCTATTTAAGCAGTGTATTCACCCCCCCACGACAGTTTAGATGGAAGATGGCTTACAAACGGAAGTACAGCAGCCGCCGCAAGAGCTATCGGAAGAGTCGTCGTGGGAAGTACGGTCGGAAGCGGGGAGCTCGCAGCTTTCAGAGTCGAGTCAAGAAAGCAGTTCTGAAGACAGCGGAGACGAAGTTCTACGACATAGCCGACGAAAACGTACAACTTTACCATGATCGTGGTACTGCGTCTGGAGGCACTTCAAGTTTGACTCTTTTGTTCAATCCATGGGCAGATATTATCAAAG